AGAACTGGAAAAATAGATGATATGGAAACATTAGTAGATGGTGTTTTACTTAAACCTGGAAATTTTAAAACGGTTATTGACCGTGTTACAGCTTTTCAAGGAAAAGAAATAGCAGATCAAACTTCTGAAGGTATTAAAGATATGGTTATGGCAAAAATTGTAAATACAAGTTTTCCTGACGGTATTACTCCTCAAGGAATTGCTACGGGTTCTTTTGGTGAAACAATGGAAGCAACTATAAAACAAATGAATAAAAATAAATCTTTAGAAAATATTTTAGGAAGTAAAGAAATAGTTAATAAATTAACTAAAATTTCTCAAGATGCTGCTCGCGTATCTAATCGTGCTTTTAAAGGAAAGGCAGGTTTAGCTCCTGCTGTCTTTATTGCTAGTGCCGGATATCGTGCTTTAACATCTCCTTTATCTTTTGCTACAGAACTTGCTTCTATTATTGGTTTAGGAAAACTTTTACGTAGTAGACGTGTTTTAAACTTTTTTACAAATCCACGTATGCGTTCTCGTCAAATGAAAGAAGGTATTCGTTTTGGAGCAGATATGGGACAAGATATAGTACCTATAGGTGCAAGACAAAGAAGAGAATTTATAACACAGCAAGGACGTAAACTTCCTGGATATGGTATTCGAGAAAGTTATGAAGCAGTTGACGATAATATTCCAGAAGAAGTTAAACAAGGTGTAAATCAAGGAATAAGTCAAGGAAGAGATGTTTTAAGAGAAGTAGAAGTTAATAAAGTTCTAGGAATACGCTAATGCCAATAGATCGTACTAAACTTGCTAATATGTTAATCCTTCATGAAGGTATGAAGTTAAAAGTGTACGACGACGCTACCGGAAAAGACCTTAGTAAAGGGGACGTGGCCCAGGGACACCCGACCATTGGCGTTGGTCGAAACGTTGCAGGCGATGGTTTAGGAATATCGGAAGAAGAAGCACGGTTCATGTTACATGCGGATATAGATCGTGTAGAACAGGAAGCTAAATCCTGGGATATTTATCATGAACTGGATAGTACACGCCAGGCAGTCTTATTAGATATGCTATTTAATATGGGATTAACACGATTTAACCCTGACAAATGGCCTAAAATGTTTCAAGCGTTAGACGAAGAAAACTGGGCAGAAGCCGCAAATCAAATGTTATCGAGTGCATGGGCTAGCCAAGTAAAGTCTCGTAGTGAACGGTTAGCAAAATTGATGGAATATGGAGTTTGGGTTGAATAATGATGAACAAATTAGTAGCAATTCTTATTGTAGTCGTGTTTCTCGGTTTCATAACTTTATGTAGTGTTCAAGCGCAAACCAATACAGTAACCTCAACATCATCCACGGTCAGTGGAACTACAACAGTTGATCGTACTCCTAGTACAGCAAGTGCTCCTGGAGTGGTGGTTAACAATCAAGATGTTTGTTCTACTGCTTCCAGTTTAGCAATCCAGTCCCAGATATTAGGTATTGCTGGAGGAACAACGGTTAGAGATTTAAACTGTGAAAGGTTAAAATTATCCCGACAATTGTTTCGTTTTGGAATGAAAGTAGGAGCTGTAGCTATGTTATGTCAGGACAGCCGGGTGTTTTCGGCGATGGAAATGGCTGGTACCCCGTGTCCGTACATGGGAAAAATTGGGATAGATGCTGCAAAAGCATGGTTAGAAAATCCTGAAAAAAGACCTGACTATAATAAATGGTTGAAAGAAAATGAAATTAAAGAAGAGGAAGGGTTTAATAATGATGAAGCTGCTTTTGGTATTTTTAGTGTTTTCCTTTTATTGCTTCTCCTCTAATGCCCAGTTATTAGAGGAAGGTTCTACAACCACAACCGAAATAGACACTCAGGGTGGTGTAGAAGAAGTAACGGAAACTACAGTTACTATTGAACATAAAACGACAGGCGATGTATTAGACGGAGATACAGGTATCGTAACTAATAAGTACGAGGGTGATGCAGATGTAGATTGGGGTGGGGCTGGTTCTGTTTATTCGCATTCATCATGCAGTGATGCAGCAAGTGGTTTTCCTGCAACTGGCACAGATGGTAGAACAAGTGCGTGTGGTCATGCACGTACAAATAGTCTCACCACTTGGAGACAATATGTAGATTTAAACTCTTTTGGAATAGAGGATGGTGGTGAAGTTAATTATGAGTTTTTGTTTGCGTTTCCAAATAGTATGTATCAGAACTCTGGGCAAACAGCTTATGTTCAAAGTAAAGGGTATAATGACAATGTATTGCAATGGGAAACAGGTTTAGTACCTATAGACAAAACAACCTTTACGCAAAACCCTTATGACTATAATAATAATACAAATTGGGTAAACACCGTAACAGGAAGTTATGATTTTGCTAATCAATTAGATAAAGTATACATAGAGATTGGTGGTTATGGTGAATATTATTGGGATGAGTTTCAATATAATGTTATGTATAATCATATTACGACAGTTGTCGATACCTGGATGCAAGTAGTTCAACAAGAGCAAGATGTCACAACTACTATTGATTTAATGGATAATTACGATATAGATTCTTACAATGTAGATCCTATAGATTCTAGCGTAGATGATTTTACAAATATAGATTTAGATATGGATACAACTGTTGATGTAGATAGTGTAGATATGCCTGATATAGATATAGGAATGCCTGAAATTTCCGTAACTACGGATGTAGGAGAAATCTTTCAGGATCTCACAATTGACATGCCTTTAATGGATGTAGAAGAAGTTGCAGAAGTGCAAGAAATAGTTGCTGAAATACAAGAAATAGAAACAATGGAAGTTTCTCCACCTCAAAATACCGAATTATCTTCTAATACGGTTTCAGAACCCGTTGAAGAAATTTCAGAACCCTCAGAGCCTCCTACAGAGGTTGTAGAGAACACTAGCATAGAAGAACCTACCAATGAAACTGAAAACTCCCAGGAAAGCTCAGAAGCCCAGGAAACAGAAGTCGAAAATAAAGTGGAGGAAAAATCAGATGTGGCTGAAAATAAAGTGGAAAATAAAGAAACTGAGTCTAATTCTGAAGAAAAAGTGGAAGCAGAGGAGACAGAAGAAAAAGAAATAGCTCAGAAGGAAGAACCTAAAGAAGAAGTAAAAGAAAAAGCTAAAGAAGAACCTAAAGAAGAAGTAAAAGAAGAACCTAAAGAAGAAAAAACTGAAAGTGAAGTAGCAGAAAAACCATCTAAACAGCAAGAGTCAAAACAAAAAAAAGCTAATAAGATCATGGCAACTTTTAATAGTCAGTATGATGCCGTAGCACAAATGGCAACTTTAGCATTGGTAAATGCGTTAGGTCCAAATATTAAAACTTATCAGGCCACTAAGATACAAACATTACCCGTGTGGTACGAAGCAGAAGAAATATATTCTAATGTTGTTTTGCCAGATCCTTTGGGCTCGTATTTTGGCGTGAGAGATAGTTTAGTGTTTGAGCAAATGATTGGAGCACAATATGAGTAACGAATTAGAATACAAAGGAATTAAAATAAAAGGGGGTAAGTTATTATTAATATTCCCATTATTAGGTACAATAGGTGGTGCGATATGGGCAGGCTTTGAAGGATATGCACGATGGGTTGCAATGGAAGACCAGATAGCTAATTATACTGCCCCAGATTTAAGTGGTTTTACAAAACAATTAAGTGAATTTGATACTGTCGTAAATGTTACGAATGAAAAGATACAAAACCTAGAAACTAAACTAGAAAATGAAATTACAAATATGAGTACATTATTACAATCAGAAATATCTACTGCATTAGAACTTGTTCAATCAGCACAAGGTGATGCTAGAGATATTCGTAATGAACTGCGTAAGGATATAAACGAAATCATGGATGCAATTAGTGCTGTAGATAAAAGAAGTCGTACTTCGGAACAAGATGTAAGAGGTTCTATAAGACAGTCAGAGACTGAAATTAGAGAATTAATTCAGCATGCAGAAGATCGCTTTGACGGAAAACGAACTGCTATAGAATCTGACGCTCAAAGACGAATTGAAGTGATGGATGTGAAGCTGAAAGAACTAGAGGATAGATTAAGAGAAATGTTACAAAGAGCTCTTAATAATCCACTCACAGGACAATAAAAAAAAACCAGGCATTAGTTAAAACACCTGGTTTTCCGAAGCTACAAATAGCTGTCTAGCATTATTAGAGTACCATCTTTTCCAATGTCTTGCAAGCTTTTAAATAATCTTTAAGATCCTTAACCGCTTCCTTATCATATTGTTCAGCATCTGTTAAACAACTTTGTAGTTCTTCAGCTTTACTTTGAACAGCTACCTGTAAAACATTGTGCTCTAATTCTGTTAATTTTAAAGTAAGTTCCATAATTTATTCTCCCTTTCTAATGTTTCACGTGAAACATATTAGTTAATCCAAACTCATATTTTAAAATATTGTCAATAGCAAAAACAAGTTCTTTTCTAGTCGTTATGTCGGTATTATTTAAAACTCGTTGTAATTGTTCTTTTGCCCATTGTTTGTTTTTTTCTTTATATTTTTGATCGGTTAAAATTCTTGTAACCGCATATTGTATTACTTTTTTATCATAGTTCATAATTTATTCTCCCTTTCTAAAGATTACTGTATGGGAGATAATGGTATATGTCAAGCTTTAATGTTTCACGTGAAACATTTACTTTGCTTTACCCCAGTTTTCTCCCACTCCTACATCAATACGAGAAGGAATTTTCATTTCTGGAAAACAATTTTCCATAATATCTTTAATCTTTTTAATTTGTTCTTCATCTCTTACAGAAAAACATAATTCGTCATGAACTGTAATCATAGGCAAATGTCCCTGGTCAAAACAATCTTTCATAGCACGCTTAGTTTGATCGGCTGACGAAGCTTGGATTAAACGATTAAGAGCTTTGTAGGTAAAAGCTACTTGATAGTTAATAGGATTTTTCTTACGCCAATCTTTATCACGTTCTTCTAATGGTGTGTCTTGTATGTTTTCCCATTCCTCTTCAAGTTTATCCATATGAATAACTTTCTTAAATCCTCCGAATCCTTTAGGTTCTCGCATAGGAAAACGACATTTACGACCCATATATGTATGAATTTCTCCTTTAGCCGTAGCAACTGCCATAACTGTAGAAGCTATAGATTTAATAAAAGGAACTTTCTCATCGTAATCATTCCGTAACGCTTTAGCTTCATCAAAGGGAATATCTCCAAGGATACCCGCCAACTTACCAATACCCATGCCGTACATAATTCCTAAGTTAATAGTCTTGGCTAAGTTACGTTCTACTCCTGCAATGTCCGCTACCATTTGGTGAAAATCAATATCATCTTCCTGGTAAGAGGTAACTATCTCTTTAACCCTAGGATTATCTTTTGTGTCTGGTGTCAGTGAGGCATAGTGCATTAACCATCTAGGCTCTTGAGCACTGTAGTCAAAACTTCCCCATTTACATCCTTCCTCTGGTACAAACAAACCTCTAATCAATTCTTTAATCTCTGGGTGTCGAGCGGGAACTTGTTGAAGATTAGGATGGCTTGAAGAAAATCTACCTGTAACTGTACCACCGTCTCCTGAACGTAATTGATGAAATTCACAATGAATACGTCCTTTATACTGATGTTGCAGTATAGTCTCAACAAACGTAGTATTAGCCTTGTTGTACTCTCTTATTTCTAATATCTTTTTAGCAATAGGATGCTTATGCGTTTTTAAGAAATGTTTTGTAAAACTTGGTGCATCTGATTTAGCTGTTCGTTCGTATGTTAAGTCTAACTTGTCAAATGCTTGAGCTAAAGAAGTCGCTGTCCATGGTTCAATGTCCACTCCTGTTTCTTTTTTAACCTCTAACAAAAGTTTATTTTCTTTACCTTCTAACAATTTTTTAGTGGCCTCAGCTTGTTCTAAATCCACACGCACTCCTTGACGGCGCATTTTAAAAATAATAGGTAGTAAAGCTAATTCTAATTCTAAAATTTTTCCGCAGTTTTCAGCAGCTAATTTGCGTCTTAACACATGCCATAACTCTAATGTTAACCGTGCATCTGTTTCTGCATAAGCAGCTACACGAGAAGCCGGAAGTTTCCACATATCTTTTTTAGCGTCTACGCCATGCTGATTTGCTGCCATTCGCAATTCATCTTCTTTTTTCTTTTCACCCAGATACGTTGCTCCTAAAGCATTAAGAGAATACGAATATCTATTCTCATCTAACAAAGGTGCTGCAATCATAGTGTCAAGTATTGTTCCTGGAATTTCAATTCCTTCGCTTGCTAACCATCCTAAATCGTATTGTGCGTTATGAAATACTACAGACATACCGTGTTTTAATTGATCTTTTAACCAACGTATAACAAGACTCTTAGATAAATTTGCTCCGCCTTCATGAGCAATTGGTAAGTATCCTGTCCATTTAGAAGAAGAAACGGCTATTCCTATAAGGTTACCGTCATTGCGTGTCCATCCTGGTCCATGAGAAATTAGTCTAGGATCACGTGTTTCTACATCTATGGCTATAATAGTTTCTTGAGAAAGGTCTGGTAATTCTACGGGAGGAACCCATGTAGGTTCATTAAATAAATCCTGCTCATACATTGTTCTGGCTTCCATAATCGCGTTCGAGTATCATTTCGCAATAATGGATTGCTTTTAATATGTCTTCCTTTCTACCTTTTTTACGATGTCTACAAATATATTTAATTATGTTTCCTTCAGCAAAAGATAAGTTATTAGCATTTATAAATTGTGCGGGTTGTATTTTAAAATCTTTATAATGATCCCCGCCTTTATCCCATATTTTCATAAGTCATAATACCTTTCCGTTTGAGGTTGCATAATGTGTAAATTTTGTTTTGCCCGAGTTGCTCCTACATAAAAGACCCTATGTTCCGTAGAAGGAAATCTTTCATATTCTTTGTATGCCGCATAAGAAATGTCAGGAACCAATAAGATATTATCATCTTCACCACCCTTCATAGAGTGTATGGTATTTAATTTAAGGCGAGGAGACCTCACATTGTCCCCACGTTTTAAAGCATTTAAAATATAATTTTGTGTTTGTAATCCTATCTTCCCAAGAACTTGGTGCCATCTTTTAGAACCATCGACCAATAACCCCAGGTTACTACGCATGTAATCTATAGTTAACAACATATCTCCGCTTATGTTTAGTAAAGGTTGAGACCGTGGGCCAAACCCTCGTTTAAATCCTTCTCCTACATCCATCAAAGAATAAATAGTACGAACTTCTTGTACCGTTATTTCTTTTCCTTTACACAAATTTTCCCACGCTATGATAGCTTCGTAATGTTTTCTAGGAATACTAGGATGGCCATTCCTACTATAGATCCATCCCTCGTTTATAAGTTCTGCTGCGTATCTATCTAAAATACGATTAGTTCTAGCAAGTATTGTCCACTCACCTTCATCAATAGGAACATCTTCTAATCGTAAATGAAAATTAACCGAACCTTCTTTAGGATTAGGTTGCCATTTTTTAGGAGCTCTATCTTCTATTTGTAATACAATAGACTGAGCTAAATCAAAAACTGGAGGTGGAATTCTATAAGATTGACTCAAAACTTCTTTTTCCTTTGTCGCATTTAAAAAAGCTTTAACATCAGCCCCTTGAAAATTCATTATAGCTTGGTCATCATCTCCTGTAAATATTTGTGTTGAAGGACCTTTACGTAATACATCTATCATTTTCCACTGTAAAGTAGATAAGTCCTGGGCTTCATCTACAATCAAAACATCTATATCTGGCGGAGAGTCTTGCAATACAAATTTTTCTATCATATCTGTAAAATCTATTTTTTTATGGACTTTTTTATAACTTTTATAAGCACGTATGAGTTGCGTGAGTTCACTGTAATGTAAGTTATAGTCTCCGGTTTCTTGAAAAACATCTTCTAATGATTTATTTTTACTTCTTGACAATTGATACATATTAAGATAGGCATCTCCTTTTTTGTACCCTATGTAGTCAAAATCACTTTCTGCATCAGAAGTACTACTACTAAAATCTAAACCCACCTCGTATCCTATGTGCTTGATATCACTTGAACGAATAACATCCGAAGGTTTATAGCCTAATGATTTAAAGGCCATAGAATGTAATGTCTGAAAATAAGGTAGTTGATCTTCTTCTATATTCCAATCGTTACAAACACGTTCTCGACTTTCTGTAGCTGCTTTTTTAGTAAACGATACACAGGCTATCTTATTAGGATCGACTCCTTCTTTAATATATTCTTGGATTAAATTAGAATTTGTTTGTGTCTTGCCACATCCAGGCGGACCTAATATTGTTTTTATTTCATTCACTTGAGGGCTCCCATCTAAATTTTAACTGACCATAAATAGGTTGCCAATCTCTTTTTATACCATCTCTTTTTGTTTTGTTTTTCCAGGTATTATGCGGTTGTGTTTCTCCTAGTATTTTCCAACCGGCTCCTTTTAAGCTAGATCCAGATTCTGTTTGTAATGTATAGGTAACCATTCTTTTACCGCCCATTTGTTGCCAGATACGCCAACACCTTCCATATAAAAAAGAACAAGTGTTTTTAGGAGCAGTATCTAAAACACATACTCTTAAAACTTCAGCAGTCAATCCATTATCTAATGTGGCTGATATAGGTCTACCTACAATAGCCACACCAAATAATTGCTCTACTGTTGCACCTATTGCAAACTTACCTCCTTGAGTAGGTTTATTATGACGATGAAAGTTTTTTACAAATTCATTTGCTTCAGCTATTGACATAGGTACTACAGTTAAACTCAAAATGGTGGCTCCTCATCGTTTTCTTTAAAGGTTACTTCTGGTAATTCTACCTCACCTTTTTTTATCTCAGGTACAAACCAACACCGAACTGTTTGCCATTTATCTTTGTTATCTTTAAACCTAAATTGTTTATCGGCAGTTCCGCCATTGTTCATTTCTTTTAATCTCTCTGTAATCTGACCGCGTGTATATATCGTAAAGTTATTTCTCTTTAAAAAATCTTGTAAGGCACTTAATCTAAAATAAGTGAACCCTTCTTCTGTCCAAGGTTTACCCGTTGATATTTCTTCAGGACTTCGTGCTTGTAATCGTGCAGTACAAAACGATTCCATAAGTTCATAGAATTGACCTTTTTGTGTTAACTCCTCTGGAACAGCTATCCGTGTGGCCGTGTCAAGTAAAATATCTACTAATTCTCGCCATTCATTATCTTTCATACGTGCAGGCATTTTATACATTTGTTCCATACAAGCCCGTTGAAAATCTACTTGCATTTGTAATTGACGTGTACTTAACTCTAATCGTGCTCCGTCTACATCAATAAACCAAACAGGTGGCTCTGATTCTACAACAGTAAGACCACCTAATGTAGGAAAGGATTGACCAGAACCTATTCCGTATTTCCTAGAACGACACATAGACTTATTGCAATGACTCTTTAACGGTTCTTGTTTGCACGTATAATAATATTCTTTTTTTTCTAACTGATTTTGTATGGTTACTATTTCTTTGGCGGGCAACGGTGGAGTACAATACTCTTGATTATGTTTTTCAAGTAAATCTTTCCAAGCATCTGGGCTTGACATTTTATAAAACAACCCTACGTTTAACATAGCATTATTTCTTCCGCCTTCTGGAACCCCGTATTCTGTTAATTGTTGTAGACATGGAGGACCTTGAGGTAAAACATCTGGACTTACTCCTAATTGTAATTCTTTTAATTGTTGAGAACTAATACGATTTTTTTCTGCTTTAGTAAGAAAATCTTCTAATAGAATGTCGTCACCGTTAGATGTAATTGCGTAACGTGTTGTATGTGTACTATTAAAGTAAGGAAGGTTTATAAAGTTTCCTACATCGCCACGTTCTACTATCACCTCTTCTTGCTTAGGAAATATCTCACATTGACCAAACCCCAGGGCTGATGCAAACTCAGATAACCTATCGCGTAATTCTGCTGCAGATATTTTTTCTTTTAAAAATATATAAAAATGTGCTCCGCCTGACTTAGACCGACACACAGTTAATGGTAACTTTAATCGTTTAATGCTTTTGGCTATTTTAGGTAAATCTAAATTGTAATCATCGATATCAAGTGCTCCAAATAAGCATTGATTATTTTCATCTATAGGTATACTGCCTATCCCTAACTTACCGTCTAAGTGTGACTGCACAAGGTCCACGGTCAACGGTTCACGAACAATAACGTATTTCGCTTGTTGCTTACCATTCCGTTGGTTTTTTAAAACCTCTGTTTGTCCGTGTGCTCCCGTAAATCCTTTAAATAGATCCAAGAAACGTTTTGCATTACTACTCATAAGAAGTGTGACCCCCTTTGCAGAGGGTCACTATCCAACTAGAATGGAACTTCGTCAGAGTTAGCATCAGCTGGTAATGCTACTCGCATCTCTCCACTTTTAATACTCGTATGCGTACCTTTAGCATCGTTATAAGCCTCCATACTATCTATTTGTCTAGCATGACTTATTGACCATGAATGCCATGATCCTTTATCATTACCGTCTTCAGAAGATGTCAGTTTATAAATGTTTGAGAAAGAAGGCAAGGTAACTCCATTAGACTTTTGCATCATCATAATAGAGTTCCATCCACGAGACTTTTTTAATTGCGTTTTCTTCATGTCAACAATTGCATTTTCTAAAGTCCCGTCCTTATGAATTACCTTTACATAATGTTGAGCAGTTCTTACTAACTCATTACCATTATCTAAAAGTTCTAATCCCGTATCTTTATCTCTTACCACTTTCTGTACTTCTGGTGAAGCAGCGTTGAGTTCGCCAACAAAACCTCCGCCTTGAGTTCGAGGTACAAACTCTAAAAGTTTTAGTTGATAATATATGGGTATTACTTCAATACCTTCTTCCGCAGACCAAAACTTTTTAGTCACAGTATTAAAGATATCTCCTTGTGAAGCCCCCTGGATAAACCCTGGGTCTGTCTTTTTAAGTTGAGGACTCAGTGCTTGAATTATTCTAATAAAAGGTATTTGAATATCTGCACTTGACATTTCTTCAAACCCACTTCCAGAATCCGCTTCAAAAGCTTTTATTAAATCTGTACTACTTGGTGTTTTATTCTCGGCCATTATTTTTCTCCCTTAATTTTTGCTACTTGTCCAACAAAAGCATTGAACAATTCTAAGTTAATATTTTGATTAGATTCGACTCTTTCTCTAATTAATTTTTTTAAAGTTGGAGGCTCAATCCACGTCCGTGCAGTTGTATCCAAACCTCTGTCATCTAAATCGGCTTGTAATGCTTTTGCACTATTGTCTTCGTTAATTCCAAAAGAAACTTCAATTTTATTCTTAATGAAATCCTCGCATCCTATTTCACGTAAATGGTTTAAAGCATTAACTTTATCAATAGGATCTTTAGGCATGGAAGCTTGCACAAAGTTAGACAGTGATACGGAACTTCCGTCTACCACTACTTTATCCATTCCCATTTCCATCATCTTTGCCGGAATTAAATCAAACAAATATTTTTGACGTTTTGCACGTAAAGTTTTTAAATCTTCTTCCAGATCTGCAACTTTAATATCAAGTTCTGCTGTAGCTCGAATTAAGTCACTTAATTCTTTTCCCCCCTCGGTCGATAATGATTCAAAGGATTCTGCATCTGCTGTAACATTTTTCCAAACGTCATTCTTATTATCTATAGGCATAGTATCTCCTCTACAGGTTAATGGTTAAGTTCTTCAATGCCTCCTCGAATAGACAAACGAACAGGATAATAAAGTCTTTCTATTTTATCCCATTTAAGAATGTTTACTCTACCTGAGTTTGCATCAGCTGCGATCGCAAAAGCAACACCTATTATTGCGGGGTCGCCTATTGCTAACAACCAATCACTTTCATCAAAAGTCCGCAGCTTGCGTTTAATTTGTTCTACAAGCCTTCCTGGATTAAGATGCAGTTGATCGGATTGATTCGTTAAGGGAATTAAATCCCCCCACTGAGTAGCAGAAACAATATCCACTCTGGGATTTTCTTGTGCTACATAAACTTTCTTCATTATAAATTCTCCTTCAATTTCTACGTAAGATTAAAAGTAATATATATTATTATGATTGTAAAGAAAATAATTTGCATATCATAGTTTTTCATGGTAGATATACTATAATACATAACAAATGGAGCATCATATGCAATTTAAAAAAAATAGTTTTCTGGGTTGGTTGTTTGGAGCAATGGAAGAAAAACCTATTGAAGACATGACAAAAGACGAATTAGAAAATAAAGGTCGCAGCATAGGAATAGAATTAGATAAAAGAAGAACTACAGAAGCTTTAATTATACAACTAAAGAAACAAATGAAAAAACAAAAATAGTTGAAATACGTTTTTAAAACAAAACCTTTTCAGCATCAAGCCGATGTTTTGAAACAATCTTGGAGTGCTCTTTACTGGGCATACTTTATGGAAATGGGTACGGGCAAGTCTAAAGTTTGCATTGATAATGCAGGCATACTTTATGAACGTGGACTTATAGATACGTTTATTGTTGTTGCTCCTAAAGGTGTTTATAGAAACTGGGCTACAATAGAAATACCTGCTCACATGCCTGACCGTATAGAACAAGACATTTGTATGTGGACTTCTACACCTACGAAAGAACAGAAAATAAATTTAGCGTTGTTGTTAGAACCTAAAGAAACCGATCATTTACGAGTTTTGGTTATGAACATTGAGGCTCTTTCAACGCCTAAAGGCACACGGTTTTTGGACAAAGTGTTGGACCAGGGGACTTGTTTATTAGCTATTGACGAATCCACAGCTATTAAAAGTCCAAAGGCTCGTCGTACGAAAGCCGTAATAAAGATAGGAAAAAAAGCTAAGTACAAGCGTATTCTTACTGGTTTTCCTGTTACACAATCGCCTATGGATTTATGGGCGCAATGTAATTTCCTACACCCAACTTTGTTAGGAGAAGATGTAGGAGATAATTACTTTCAATTCCAATATCGTTATGCAATTTTGAAGAAACGATCAGTAGGATCACATTCTTTTAATATGTTAGTAGGATATCGTAATCTTGATGCTTTGTCTGATATTATTAAAAAATTTTCTTCTCGTGTCATGAAAGCGGATTGTTTGGACTTACCTGATAAAATTTATACGCAAAGGCAAGTTCAGTTGACACCCGATCAAGCACGCATATATAACGAGATAAAGGAATATGCTCTGGCACATTTGGGGGACGATGACTTTCTTACAGCCCCAAACGTCATGACCCAGTTAATAAGATTACAACAAGTGTTGTCAGGGCATACGAAAACAGATGAAGGCAAAGTTGTAGATATAAAAGATAATAGATTAAAAGAACTTATGGAATGTTTAGAAGATATTTCTGGTAAAGTTATTATCTGGTCTCGTTTTCGTTATGATATTGAAAGAATAAAAAATGAATTAGTCAAGGTTTACGGACCCTTGTCCGCTGTAAGTTATTACGGTGATACAACTGATGAAGAAAGAAGTGGTGCCATTGAGCAATTTCAAAACGGAGAAGCTCAGTTTTTTATAGGCAATCCACAAACCGGTGGTTATGGTATAACATTGACCGCTGCAGAAACTGTAGTGTATTTTGCAAACAGTTTTGATTTGGCCGTACGTATGCAATCAGAAGATCGATGCCATCGTATTGGACAAACTAAGCATGTTACCTACATTGACCTCATTGCTGAAAAAACTATTGACGATAAAATAGTTAAATCTTTAAGAAGTAAAATGGATATAGCAAGTGTGGTTATGGGTGAAGAACTTAAACAATGGCTAACATAAGGAGTTTATAATGCCAGACATAAATAAATATAAAAGTGTTGCAGTACCAATTAACACATGGGAACGTTTAAAAGAATTATCTAAAACATCTCATAGGTCTCCGGCACAACAAATAGCTTTTCTTGTAGAATTAGCAGATGATTTACCTTCTGATGTAGAATTACTACGGGAAGTGTATAAAAATCATGCCTCTTGATTTTGAACCCCAGGATCTTATTACTTTTTACGAAGAGACAGAAGAGTTTGTTGCTCGTTCTAAAACTCTTCCTAATGAATTAAAGGTTGTTACTTTGTTTAGACTTGCGTTAGAGTTAGCAAGTAAAGATATGGGCCTTGTGGAAGCTGCATATTTAATGGCACGTTTGCAGCATACTACATTAGGAATAGCGTTAGGGAAGGATGATAGTTTTGAAGGAGTACTTCAAGAGTATTCAGAAAAAAAACCTACTATAAATTAAAGGTTTGTTTGTTGATTGATGATAAGAATAAAGCATGGGGGGAAGATGCTTTTATGGCTGATTCTTCCAAAAAGAAACAAGAACATTGGGCTAGTATTCTCTTTGAGTTGAGACAGAAATCTGGTTTGTCAAGAGTTCAATTAGCCGAAGAGTCTGGCGTTGGTGTGTCTACTATAGAAAACTATGAAAGAAAAAAGATTTCAGAACCCTCTATTTATAAAATGGAATTATTACTCCAGGCAATGGGGTATGAATTAGATGCTATCTTTGTAGAACACTAACGATAATTTGTAGATTGTACTGTCCACGGAGTCCAGGATTCTTTTTTACCACCGTGATATTCTCGAGCATGACCCTCACTAATTAATTTTTCGCATATGTTTTCGCCGTCTACAAAAGGCACAGCGAGGATCCTCCCGAACTTGCCCTTCCCGTCCTTTACCGTTTTGACAACGAATTTTTTCGGAAGCAATTCCTTAAGCCGTGCTTTCGCAGCCAAACCAAGAACTTTTTCTTCCTTATTCTTTGTGCGTGACTCCGGCGTATTAATTCCTTGTAAGCGAATTCTTTCGTTTGATAACGTAACTTTGAATCCCAAATCCACATCGACATCTATCGTGTCCCCATCTACAACTCTTCTTAAAGTACAATTATATTCAAACACCACACATCCCATCACAATTATTAAGTTGACCAAAGTCATCTTTGTTGTAAAAAAAT